ATAATTGATAATTTTGAAATGGCTATTAAATTAGTTAAAAGAAGTGGACTTAAAAATGTTCAATTAAGACAAGATTGCAAAATAAATGGTGGAACAATGGAATGGGATAATTTTTAAAACAATTAAAAACAAATAGAAATTATGGAATTAGAAAAAAAACACAGACAAACTTTATTAGACAAATTAAATGATGCAAGAATAGAATTAGACCAAACTAAAAAATATTTTTTAGATGCACCGGAAAACATACAACATATATTTGAAATGGATATGTTTTTATTGACAGAAAAAATAAAACTTATAGAGCAAGGTTTAATAAATAACGAAATAGATTTTTAATATGAAAACATTACTTAAAGATTTTGCATTAGCTTTACTATTATGGTTAGCATTTTTTACCGGTTCATTAATCCTTTTAAATATTATTTAATTATGAAAACAACAATTATTGAAAAGTTAGATTTACTGTTAGGTACAGTTAATGAAAACAATATTTATCAAGCAAAACTTATAAATGAAATTAAGCAAGACTTGATGAACGAATGGAACGAAATAGATAACTATACTGAACAAATTAAACAAGTATTAGATATGGATGTAACTTATGAATTATTAAACAATATAAAAATTAGATAAAATGATAACAACTTTTGACAAAAAACAATGGAACAAACAAGAACTATTAGATAATATGTATGATGATAGTTTTTACTATGGTTACTTAGGTAAAAATGCTTTAAGCAGTTCTTCTGCAAAGATGCTAATATCTTCTCCTAAAACTTATAAATACGTTACACAATATGGTTCAGATGAAAGCCAAGCATTACGTGATGGTAAACTATTTCACACAATGATATTGGAACCACACAAGTTAAATGATTTAGTTATTGTAGATGTAGCAACTAAAGCCGGAAAAGAATACAAACTTGCAAAAGAACAAGGTTTAGAAGTTTACACAAGAAAAGAATACAACGATGCAGAACGTTTAACAGATGCATTACTAAAAAACAATGAAGTAGTTTCTTTGATGTCTAAATCACAAACAGAAATTCCGGCAGTTGAAATGATTGATGGAATACCATTTAGAGCAAAAGCAGATATCTTAAAATCAAATATGATTATTGATTTAAAAACTACAACCGGTGTTAAAGATTTTAGATATAGTGCTGACAAATATAGCTACGATTTACAAGCATATCTTTATAGAAAGATGTTTGGTGTTGATGACTTCTTATTTGTAGCAATAGACAAAGGAAGTTTAGATATAGCAATATTTGAATGTAGTGATGAATTTTACGCTAAAGGTCAAGCTAAATTGGAACAAGCAATATCAAACTATAAATACTTCTTTCAAAACGAAGAAGAAATGGATTTAAATCAATATGTTTTAAGAGGTGTATTATAATGAATGATAAAGCAACAGACCACTACAATATAACTTTACACGAAATAGAACAAGGAACATCTATTCAAGAACTAAGGAATATATTGCAAAGCTACCAAGATGCTGAACTATATGAAGAATGTCAAGGAATACATTTAGCAATAGAAATAGTATCGTTCAATGTACTAACACAATTAATAAAAGAAAGTAAAAAACAAAAACTAAAAATAAAATGGACACAGAAATAACATTACACATTAAAGAATTAATTAAAAATACTACCGGTGTAGATATTAATAAAGTTTCACGTAAAAGGGAAACAGTAGAAGCGAGAGCAATGTATTATAAAATACTAAAGCAAATAGATAAAAAGAAAACATTACAATCTATTGCAGACTCAGTAGGAAAGAATCACGCAACTGTATTACATTCGTTAAACAACTATGATACGTTTGAGCAATTTAACCCAACGTTAAAACTATTTAGAAAAGAAATACTATCAAGATTGAATTACAAATCATTTGAAAATATTTTAGATAGTTCTAAAGATGAAAAGATAACTGCTTTACAAATAGAAGCAATAAAACAAAGTGAAGAAATAATAGAACTTAAAGAAAAAATTACTAAATTGCAAGAAACAAGAAATAGATATAACATCATTACTAATATAGAAACACTATTGTTTGAATCAGAAGGTAGTGAACAACAACAAATAATATTAGAACGCTTACAAGCATTGTATAGAATGAATAGAAACATAAAACTTTAATAAAATGAAAAAATTAATTATTATTTTAGCGGCAATAACATTTAGTTGCTCAAAACCTGAACAAGAAACAACACAAGATTGTCAATGCTTTAAAGTAGTTTATACTTACGAGCAATACTATCAAGGTGGAACTTGGCAATGGGTTTACGTAGAAGTATCTTCAGAACTATTAAACACGAACAACTGTCAAGAAACAAATTATGTTAATATGGGTAATGGTAACTTTTACAGAATAGAATGTAGATAATGGAAGATATTAGAATGACACCAAAGCAAAGAGCATTACTATTGTTTAATAAATATTCACGTGAATACAATAGATTTGTAGTTAATGGTTACATTAAACAAGGTTATGATGAATGGAAAGAAATAGCAGTTGAATTAGGTAAATTATATAAAAAGAAATAATATGAAACAAACAACAGTTGAGTGGTTGCAAGAGCAATTAAAAGACGTAAATTATAATCCATTAGAAAAAAATGGTTACTCAAACGCATTAGAAAGGTTATATGAACAAGCCAAAGAAATGGAAAAGCAAAAAAAGGATGAATTTGCTATTGGATTTGCAGAGTGGTTAGTTTCTAATTGCTATTGTGAAGATGACCATTGGTGGTTAATAAAGGTTAGTGGAGATGTTATAAAAACCTCAAAAGAACTGTTAGAAATCTATAAAAAAGAAAAAGGATTATGAAAAAGTTAATATATACACTATGGTTTTTCTTTATTGTATTTGGATGTTTATTCTTAATATCTTTTTTAGCTTTTAAAAATTAATATAAAATGAATGAACTATTAGAAATCTATAAAAAAGAAAAAGGACTATGACACCAAAAGAAAAAGCAAAAGATTTATTATGTAATTTTTATGCAATACAATCAGATGAATATAATTATGGTATTAATTGGAAAATGGCTAAACAATGTGCATTAATAGCAGTTGATGAGATAATAAATAATTTTGGCAGTAAAGTAGGAGATAAAACACATTATTGTAATTATATGACTATTCAATATTATGAAGAAGTTAAACAAGAAATAGAGAAGCTATAAAAAAGAAAAAGGACTATAAACAATAAATAAAAACTATTATTTTTAAATTAATAATAAATTTTTTTAATAGTACAAAATGGAAGATAAAAGAAAATATAATGGTGGGCATACAACTGCTGGTAGAAAAGCTAAAGCGGAAGAAGTAGCATTGATTGAAAAACTTACGCCATTAGAACCATTAGCATTTGCAGCATTAGAAAAAGGATTAGCAAACGGTGATTTTAAATTCACTCAGTTATTTTATAATTACTATGCTGGTAAACCAAGAGAAACAAAAGACATAACAGTTGTGGGTGAACAACCTATCTTTAATATTGATTTAGACGAGGTTTAAGACATTATCTTATGGAGTTTATACTTACTACTGCAATTAAAAAGTTATTGCGTTTAAAGAAGCGTATTAAAGTAATTAGAGGTGGAACATCAGCGGGTAAAACTTTTGGCATTCTGCCTTTACTTATTGATAAGGCAATTAAAGAACCAATGCTTGAAATTAGTGTAGTATCTGAATCAATACCACATTTACGTAGAGGTGCATTAAAAGACTTCTTAAAGATTATAATGGCATTAGGTAGGTATACTGATGCTAACTTTAATAAATCAACTTTAAAGTACACATTTGCAAATGGTAGTTATATTGAATTCTTTAGTGTAGACCAACCTGATAAGTTAAGAGGTGCAAGAAGAAACATTCTTTATGTAAATGAGTGCAACAATATAGATTTTGAAAGTTACTATCAATTAGCTATTAGAACAAGTGGTGATATTTGGTTAGATTATAATCCTACTTCAGCTTTTTGGGTAGATAAAGAAATATTAACGCAATCAGATGTAGACTTTATAACACTTACGTATTTAGATAATGAAGCATTAAGTGAAACAATAGTTCAAGAAATAGAAACTGCTAAAGTAAAAGCATTAACTTCTACATATTGGGCTAATTGGTGGCAAGTTTATGGCTTAGGTCAAACGGGTTCATTAGAGGGTGTATGTATAACTGATTGGCAAGAAATAGATTTACCACAAGATGCAAGAATATTATGTTATGGAATGGACTTTGGTTATAGTAATGACCCGACATCATTAGTAACTATGTATAAATACAACGATGCTTACATATTTGATGAAGTTATTTATAAAAAAGGTTTATTAAATAGTGAAATATCTAATTTGTTAAAAGCAAACAATGTAAACGAAATAGTCTATGCTGATAGTGCTGAACCTAAATCAATAGCTGAATTGAATAGTTACGGTCATAATGTGTTACCAGTTACTAAAGGAAAAGATAGTATCTTATTTGGCTTGAATTTAATTAATCAAAACAAAGTTTACGTTACATCAAGAAGCAAAAACTTAATTAACGAATTAAGGAACTACATTTGGCAAACTGATAAGACTGGCATTAAAATGAATAGACCTATCGATGCATATAATCACGCAATAGATGCTATGCGTTATGCTATAACAAGTCAATTAGAAAACCCACATAAAGGTAATTATTTTATTTACTAAGTTTTTAGAATAAAA